CCCATGTTTCTATATCCTCGTCAGACTTAGGAAGTTTAATTTGTTTTTTAGTTGACTGTTCTAACTGGCTCTTAAGTGCATTTATCTCAGTCTTTAGTTCTTCTGTCTGTTTCTGCTGATGCCTACGTAGATCTGAGTATCTTTTCTTAAATGTTTTTTCTTCAGCAGTAGTAGGTTCTTCTTCTACTTCTTCTGTTAAGGCATCCTGTTTTTGTTCCTCTAGTAGCTGTTCTAGTTCTTCTTCATCCTTCTTAAGTTTCTCATCCTTACTGTAAGGTCTAGATACAAATGCTACTTTACTTGGTTCTACTTCTACTTGTGTTACGTCTGACATATTATATTTCCTTTCGTTGGGGCTATGGTAGCCTTATTAGGGGCATAGGTAGCCAACACATGTGGTTTGTTATCTTGAAGCTAAACCACCACGCTTCATCTTCTTTTTTTTCTTTTTAGATATAAATCCTCCTTTAAAAGCTCCAGCTGCTTCTGCTCCTGCTGCAGCTTCTTGACCAGCTGCTTCTGCTTCTGTATCTGCCATATCTGCTGCAGCTTGTGCACCCGGACTACTGGGTGCTCCACCTACACCTGAACCGGGAGCATCTACACCACCGCCTTTTCCTACATCTCCACTATAACCACCTGTAGTATCAGGATCTGATTGTTGCCCACCAAATTGAGACATACTAAAAGCCTCATCAAAGGCTTTTGCTTCAATCATATCTTTAAAATCTTTAGCGTCTTTACCACCTATAATATCACCATTAGATAAATCTGTAACTGTACCAAATCTATCAACAGCCATTGGGGATGGTATACCACCAACAGTACCTATACCTACTGTACCTGTAGAACCTGCTGGTGCACCTACAGAATCTTCGTAAGATTGTTGTGCACGTTCAGCTACTGTTTGCATATCTTTTTCTCTTTGAGCAGCTAATTCACTTTTACTATAAGATTGTTGTTTTGCATATGATGCTTTTGCTGTAGCTAAATCTTTATCAATACCTTTTGCTATACCTAAACTCGTATCTATTTGTGTATCTGTTAAAGCCCCTAAACCAAATGCACCAGCTTTTCCTAGTGTGCTTGGACCTAATGCAAAATCGCCTAACATACCAAATCCTTTAGCAACTCCTCCTATAACACCACCCATTGGTCCTGCTAAATCTTTTCCAAAAGCTGCCTGTTCTGTTTCAGTCATTTCACCAACACTTACATCACCTCTATCTGGTCCACCATCTACTTCACCACTACCTAGTTCAGTCTCTACTTTAGCAGTTTCTGATTTAACATCTCTAGGTTTTGCTTCAGCTTTCTTAGGTTTCTCTACAAACCCTTTAGGTAATGGTGGAAAAAACTTACCGCCTATTTTAGTAGACACCATTTCCTGCCCTGTATCTGGATTGTAATATGTAGTAGGTGGTAAATAGCCATCAAAACCTAATAACTGACCACCTCTACTATAACTAGGCACACCACCCTTACTCATCTCATTGTCAGGTGATCCTGCTACAATAATTAAATCTTCCATACCAAATGGAACGTCATCATCTATGGTAGCTTCTTCAGAGTTACCCATCTGCCCCATCTCTTCCATACGAGCTAGACCTCTCTTAGCCTTATCACGCATGAGCATTAGTTTTTCTAAACCTATAAATCGTACAACATCAGCAGGAAATACAAACTCACCCGGACTTAGCTTTGCATCTATGTCATCACGTACCTCTTCTTTGAGTGAGCCTGAAGGTACATCATTACCAGACACAGGATCTTTAGATCCACCCTGATCATTTAAACCACCGTCCTGAAACATTTCCATTTGTTTATTGTACATTTACGTGTTCCCTTAGTTGTTTAATCTTTTGGTAAGCACTGATTGCTCCTTGCGCTCTGTGCATTGTAACCATGTCAATCGACTGCTCTAATGTTTTTCTTTCACTTTCAATCATAGAATCTAGGTAGCTACTGAATAGTACCCACTGGCGGTTGTTGCTGACTAGAGGCTTGAGCTTGCGGAGCAGCTCCTTGTGGCGGTCCACTAAACCCTTGTTCTCCCGGTGTTGGTGCTTGTCCTGTTCCAATTGTTCCTCCTCCTGCTCCTGATGTATCCATTGGATTAGCTCCTGCTGGTGGTTGTGGTGCACCTGCTGGTGGTTGCTCTGGCTGTAGACCTTTCATAATCTCAGCTTGTATTGCTGCTTCATCCATATTATTAGTAACCTTATCTGGGTCAAGGTCTAAAGATTTTGCAATCTCACGTATAATATAGTTGAATTTTGCAAAAGGTGCAAGTGCTGGATTGGATGTAACACCTAAAAATTGCATTAATCTTTGGCTACGTACTTCATTAGCCATCAAACTTTCTGTTCCACGTGCAGATACTTCAAGATCACCTTTGATGTCAGGGTCAAAATCAAACTGCATGTTAAACTGAAACAGTCCTTCTCCTAATGGTCTAAGTAGATAATCATCTACGTTCTTAATAACTGTCTTAATACCACCTGCTGCTGCACCCATCAACATAGATATACCTGATGCAGTTCTACCTACACCAGCTATGCCTGTCTGACCATGAGCAAATGATGGGAAACCTGTACTTTCATCCGATAGCTGTCTAGCTTTGTCAAACATCATCATGTTCTCACTAGATACATTTGGATACTTTGTACCAAACAGTGCCTGTCCGGGTGCACCACCCTGTCTTCTAAACACCTTGCCGGGATACACTGTTAAGTCCTGACCCGGTACTAAGTTAGTTTCATCTACCTCAATAAGTAAGTTACCTGACAGTACAGCATTGTCAACTGCCATACGCATAAAACCATTCATCAAAGTTTGTGTGTCATCCATGTTTTCTGCAATACCTACACCAAAGAAACTATATGGGTTAAGTTCATAGGGTGCTGCCATATAAGGTATACGAGCAGGTTTAAATGGATTAAGTACTACACGTAACAGTCTACCATTACATATCCAGATGTTTGCCTGTAGCTCATCTAGTTCCTGTAGGTCTTTTGGTATTGTAATCTCTTGTTCTTCTAGTAGTTCAATATCTACTGTACCCCAATACTCCATAACCTCAAAGCGGTCAATGTCATGCTGTGGTGCATAGTCAGATAGATCATCTTCCCAGTACAGCTTTTCGTAGTTCTCACCTCTTGTGATTACTTCTTCAATTACACTGTCTCTGAAGTATGGGCGTTTCTTAAGTGCACGTAGTTGTGAACGTGACATCTTGTGTCGTTCTATTACGTACTGTGCCTCATCCATATTGTTAGCATCTGGATCTGGGTAGAAGTTCCACACTGATACATGCGATACTTGTGGTACAGTTTTAATAAGTGGATTGTACTCACCCTCATCATCCCAGTTAGGATACTCTTTGTCAATAGCAAATGGTCCTTTCATAACACCAGTACCAAACAATGCCATTTCAAATGCTGTACTTCTTAAATGTTTACTAGCACCTGACTCTTCTAACTGATCGTGTATCTTTTTCTGCATCCTTTTCGCTGCCACAAGAGCAGGGCTAAACGTAATTGCCGTACCTGTTTTACCAACACCTTCTCTAACACCCTCTATCTCTCCTAGTTTATTTGCATATTCACCCAATCTTTCATTCAGAGTATTTTGAGTGTCACCCGGTTGTAAGTCTTTACCATCACCAGCAAAACCATATGGACTCTCCATTATATCTCTTACTTCAGGAGATTCTTTTGGATCAAAGTGTACATCAGCTGCTACACCATCAGGTAGTTGTGTAGGATCAATTGTCAATGGAAATTTATTATTTGCAAATAGAACATCTACTATCTGTCCATATGCAGCAAGGGTTTTAGTTTTAGTTACCTTAATAAATACACGAGATCGTTCTGCTTCTGAAAACTGTACGTCTGTGCCGTACAAACCCCTATAGTTTCTATAAGACTTTATCCAACGTTCTTCATCCTGATACCTATAGTCTTCTGCTCTTTTGTATCTGTCAATTATAAAAGGTACTAGGTTTGCTAGTTCTTCATCTTTAGATTCATCTGCATCCTCTAGATGTATAGCGTCTTGTTCTATTGTAAAATCATCTGCCATTATTTTTTTCCTTAATATCCAAATACAGCATCTGCTACTGGCATGGTGCTTGGTGGTCGTCTGCTAGGATCGTAATCAAATAAATTAAACTTAGGTCTTGACATAACCCCATATCGTAGTGCGTCATATAAGTGATCTTCTGCATGTGTATCTATATCTTCTGGGTTACGTTTGTCAATAGGCAATGCAGGTAATTGTGAAATTAGTTCTGTACAGTTAGAAAAGAATACTAGTCTGGGTTCTTCACTGTCCTCATCTACCTGTAGTCTTCTGTGTATTTCATTCTTACCTGATACCCTACTTCCTTTACTTCTATCTGATGGCCTCCACCTACAGCCTTTGTTTATCATCTGTTCTGCAAGTGATGGTCCTGTGTCACCTCGTTTATGCCATACAGAGCTATCTAGTACTCCATACTTTATATTACCATCTCCTGCTTCTAAGTCAAGTACCATATCAGCTAAATCTGTAGCTAATACTTTTGATACATATAACTCTCTATATACTATGAGTTGTTCATCTGGCGTAACAGCAAACCAAAGAACACCACTATAAGAACCATAACCATAGTCACACGCCCTAAACTTAACCCAGTTACTCGGTATATCAAATGGTTCAACAACATGTACATACCTGTTAAACTCTGTGAAGGCTGCACCTTCTTTAATATCCCAATCGCCTTCTAGCAACTGCCTACGCTGATGTTCAGGTAATGACAGTAGCATTGCTTCGTAGTCACCTGTATCTGACAGGTATGGGTTATCTGATAACCTAGCAGGTATAAACCTACGTTTAAATAGTGGCCTACCTGCTTTACTATGACCTGCTGGATACTTTAGTGCTTCTCCTGTTTCTATATCTGTTGCAGCAAAACTTGTATCATATGGTGCTGGATCAATAAACATCTTCTTAACCCAGCCATGTCCCGGTCCACCGGGGTTAGTTGTTGCCCTCATGTACACTTCTAAATCAGGGGCAGTGGAACGTAGACGAGATCTCATGTAGTTCCACGCATATGGTGTAGGCCACTGAGTTAATTCGTCAAAACCTATCCAGCTAAAAGCCAGACCCTGATAGCGCATGACATCATCATCACGATCTAAGTATGACATCCAAAGTCTTGCACCAGATGGTGCGGTCCACTGCATCTTTCTTTCTGACCATTTTATTCCCGGCCAGACTTTAGGATATAGTTCCTGTGACTTAGATATTAATTCACGTAACTCTTCTGTTGTATGTCTTAATAACAATCCGCTAAATGCAGGATGACCCATAAACCGTAGTGGATCAGCTAACATCGCATAACTCTTACCACCACCTGCACTACCACCATACAATACTTCTCGTTCTGGTGCAGCTAAAAACTCTGTCTGTGGCCCAGCATTCGGTTTAAATAATACATTGGCTTCACGTTCAATAGCATGTGTATCATACTGTACTTTCTGTGGTGTGGACTCGCTTTGCACCAAGTCTACTTTCTTCGATTTCTTTGGCTTTCTTGATCGCCTTTTCCGCATAGTCTGCCCATTGACGGAGGCTTCTAGCTTTGTCCTTACGCTGTCGCTCATGCTTTATTCTTTTCTGTAGTCCAAGATGTGATATATATCTTCCTGTGTTTGTACTCAGCCATGCTGCAACCTGTCGCAACGAATACTGTCGCACATACGCCTTAGCTTTTTCAAGATGGTCCAGTTCTTTAGGTATTGGCAATAACAAGTCTTCGTCTTCGGGGTCAACTTCATATCCGAATGGGACTGTTCTAGCAATACGTGGTACAGGTAGCCACTCATTTTCTTCCTTTATATCTGTTGGTTGCGGTAATTTCCATTTGCCTAAACTCCTATCCATTAATCGTCATCGTCACTTTGTTTCTTAGGTGGCATTAACATCACACCACCACTCGCTTCTACCTGTAGCTTCTCAGTTTTAACTAGACCTGTACGATCCAGTAGTTCCTTTGCTGCTGACATCTTATCCCTAAGTCCTAACTCAGTAGGGTCTAATAACGCACTAGCCATCGCTACAGCAGCTTTAGGAGCATTCCGTGCCATATACTGCTGTGTTGCGTCTAGTATCTCTTCCTTGAGGCTCCTAACGACTACTGTGGTAGATGTACCTTCTGCATAGCCAGCTAGTTTCTTAGCTGTAGCTACATCCCCACCAGCATCGTCAAATAGTACATCTAGGAATTTTACCTGATTTTCTGTGTACTGTCTAGTCATTTAATTCCCCTGTCCTCATTATGTCACTTAGTCTGGTTGCTCTACCTTTTACTTGCTTTGCCCATCTGCTGTCTAACATCTCAACTGCTGCACGTTCATAGTCCTTACGATGTATAGCAGACCACATATTTTTAAATAGCTTTAATCTAGGTACACCTAAATTGAATGCCATATTAACACAGACCATTTGTCGTGGGGCATTTAAAAACTCCACACAAGAGTGAGCAGTAATGAGTTCGCGTTCAGCAATATCGACATCGATCCTAAGTATGTATCTAGCACCATAGAGTGTTATCCCATTATCATATAAGTCCTGCATATCGGATAACCCTAAGTGTTGCAATTGTGCAACAGTCAGTGGTCTATCTCTTAAGTTCCTACCTGCACCTATAGTGTCTATACCTAAAGTGTCTTTATAAACTTTTAGTTCTAGACCCTCATCTCTAATAAGCATGTCGAGTAACTGGCTAGTATTATACTTCATCTATTTCTTCTTAGGCATTGCAAAGCCAAAGTACGCACCAACGAGCGCAGACAATGAACCATACATCATCATAAGAATGCTGTCTGCTGCTGCAAACCTACCGGGCCATATTAGTACAGCAGTAGTAGCGATAAGCATTGTAGCTAGTGCAGTCCATGCCATATAACGTCTATTAGATTGATACGCTGCTTTGTCAACGATTACATTTTCTTCTGCCATGTTTATATCTCCTTACTTTTTAAATAGCTTAGTAGCACCACGTACTCCAAATGACGCTGCTACGATTATAGAAAGGGCATACTTATACCAATCAGGCATAAGCTGTAGCTGATTGAACCCTATTTGAACTATGTCTTCACAACCGGGAATGAACGCAAGCACCAAAGGTATTGAGAACAAAACTGTAAGCCACTCATCTTTCCAGCTACTTGAACTCGCTTTAGCCTGTGCTATGTCCCAATCTATTTCTCCAGTTGCCTGTCTTTCTTTTATCTTAGCTTCACTTCTAATTGTAGTAATCTTAGCTTCAGACTTAGCTTTCTTCTCAGCTACGTGTCCCTCTAGCCATGTTCCAGCTAGACTGCTAATTGGTCCTAGTAGTGCACCTAACATTAACTTCTCCTAAACCTAGCTGTTTTCTTAGCTATGTTCTTTGGTTGTTTTACGTGCTGTTTATTTCCTGCACGTTTAGCTTTACTTGTGGCAGCGTACTCAGATGATGACAATGACTTAATGGCTTTAGCAGGTAGATACCTTTCACCTGTAGCCTTTGGTCCTTGTGTAGATGGCTTACCTGACTTAGTACGCCAATCCTGATTCGTCCAGTTAGACAGACTTCTTTGTGACTTAGCTCTTGCCATGACACTCACATCTACATACATCTGGATTACAATTACATTCTATGCAACTGTCACATCGACATTCACATAGCTGACCTTCTTCTGCGTCATCACATGCACATAGCTTATCATCCACGATAGCCACCACCCTTTGCTTTGTACTGCTTTGCCAGCATCTGTGCCTTACGCCCAGACCATTGTCCGGGTGATCCACCTTTACCACCAGCTTTGATTCTATTAAACAAACCCTTACGCATACCGGGCTGTGTATAGTTACCTGCTGCGTTAACTGTGCTACCACCCTTACTTAGTTTTTTTGCTTTTGTTTTTACTGGCATTTTTCTTTGTGTCCCTTGCATATAGATTATTAAATGTTACAGAGGGATCTAAGTATGTCTCATGTCCCTCTGCTGAGTGCGACCATTGTGACGGTACAAAGTCTGGTGCACCCTCCCCCGTTCTCCATAAAGCAGGACTCGTAGCCCTTACTCTATTGTTAGGTAACGCTACAAAATTTCCTGTCCAGCTACCAGCCCCTGTTAAATATATTACGTGTGACTGTTTGTGCTGTGCAGGGTCGTCTGCTATATCGTTACCTGTATAATCTACGGTAAATAAATACCTACCTGTATAGAGATCACCTCCTATCTTACATATCCAAGGGGATGAACTTACTCTGTCTAGAATGACTGTACTATGCTCTCGTGACTCACAATCCCAAGGTTGGCATAAATGATCTTCCATTGGGTCAGGCCACTCTTCTAGAGGTATGTCAGCTACGAGTGCCTGTATCGGCATCCTTGCCCACATAGCTCCTCCATGTACATTCTCTTGAGGTCCATCTTCCCT